GAATGACTAATATGGAATTGATAAATACATTAAGCCAATATGACGGAAATTTGAATGTATTGGTTGAAGGTAGTGACGAATTAAAAGTATGTTATGAAGAATGTCAAGGACACGCATATTTGAGGATAATTAAGCCTTGGAATGTTAAATTTGTCCTTGGTAGTGCAGGGTTAAAGGAGCAGGCAAATGATTAACTTCAAAAACTGGATAGACAGAATAAACAATGAATTGAATCTGTCAAAGTTCTACCAGAAAGAACTGGTCAATATGTCATTCACAAGGTCGGAACTGATTGAATTAAAAATGATAATTTCATCGTTTGAAGACAAATTAAAGGAGGAATCAAATGAACAATAAAGAACTCATATCGGTCTTACAGACGTTGATCAGGGAAGGAGCAATCTGCAAGACAGAGAAGGAAGCACTAAAGCAGATGCTGAAGATTCTTGAGAGCGACAACAAGGACTTCGCCAGAGGATATGAATCGGCTTTGTCGGATGTTGAGGAGCTCATCGCAAAGCATCCGGCAAGTGTGTCACACGGTAAGCTCTTGTATGTCCCTGAACTGGTTTGGGTTGATGCAATTAACCATCTTCGAAACGAGGTGACCTGATGCGGAATTCGAGAGGAGTATTCGTTGAAGGGTATAGGGCAATGGGTTACAACGCAACTTTCGAGAAGACAATGGTCGAGGTTGTGGACAAGCACAAAGCAGGAAGGCACATAATCGAACTGGAAGATGTGAATTCCGGAGTAAGACTTATGGTGAGCGTGGAGGATAATAATGACAAGGCAACAGCTAGAAAAAGTATATCTGCTAAAAAGGGAATTAAAAATGTGGGAGCGAAGGCTTGAGGAATTAATTGCTGACCGCTCATCTGATTCTGTTGAGTATGATGGAATGCCTCATTCTGTTACGAATAATACTTCATCTCCTACGGAACGGAAAGCGATTGAGATTGCCGACCACGAATCCACAATCAAGGGGAAGGCTGCAGAAATCAGGTGCGCCATCAGAGAAATCGAGACGTTCATCACCTGCATCGAAGATCCATTGATTCGACAGATAGTCGAGTACAGATGCGTTTATTGTATGTACTGGGAAGATGTTGCCGTAAGGCTTGGAGACGGATACACCGCAGAGTCATGCAGGCAAATATATCATAGATTTGTGAAGTCATTATAAAATTGTCACACATGTCACACGAATATTATGATAGGATTATGATGTCAAAAGAAGAAAACGAAGGGCCACATGGAAATATCCCATGGGTCCTTTTTTGATGGTAGGTGATTATATGGCCCGTAGTGTAAGACGCACCCAGATAATGAGGCCATACCGGCAAGAATACGAGCGGAACAGGAAGAAGATACTGCAGTCTCAGGACACATGTTGTATATGCGGAAGACCTGTTGACAAAACATTGAAAGCTCCTGAACCTTATTCGGCAACAGTTGATCATATTGTTCCAATTAATAAAGGTGGTCATCCTTGCGACATACAAAACCTTCAGCTGGCTCATTGGATTTGCAACAGGTTAAAGTCGGACAGGGTACCGGACGTATCTAGGATGGAAACACCTAAACAAAAATTATATCAGACAAGAGACTGGATGAATTTCTAAAGCTATACGGGGCTATGTGAAAAACTAGCCCCGCTCAGAGCTTCATCCCTCGGTTACTGTACAAATATTTCGCTGACTGGCGTAGTCAATGGAGAAGAAAAATGTCATTAGAAAAACTTAGAGAGAAGTTAGCCATCAAGAAAAGATGGGTAGAAGAACGTTACAATGTGTACGAGATGAGGATGCAGCCTTTTGACCCTTCGCCTGTTATTCCGGCAAAAGAGAAGTGGGCATACAATGCTAGACTCGGATGGTGCACCAAGGCAGTTGATGATCTGGCGAATAGATTGAAGCTGGATTCATTCGAGAATGATAACTATAACATCTGGGACATCTTCAGATTGAACAGCCCGGACATTATGTTTGATTCGGCGATTCGTTCAGCTCTTATTAGTGCTTGTTCGTTCATTTATATTTCTATCAATGAAGATGATGAGATTTGTCTCCAGGTAATTGACGGAAAGAACGCAACCGGAGAGATTGACCCGATTACATATATGCTGAAAGAAGGCTATGCCGTTCTTGATTCTGATGAGTTGGGAGATCCAGTTCTCGAAGCATACTTCACTCCGGAAGAGACTATGTATATCGACAAGAAATCAAGAGGTGAGGTCCATGTAAAGAACCCGACTGGATATCCTTTACTTGTTCCTATTATCTATAGGCCAGACGCAAGCCATAGACCTTTTGGTCAGAGTAGAATCGGCAGGGACATGATTGACCTACAGAACCTTGCAAGGTATACGATCACATGTATGGAAGTTGCGAGAGAGTTCGGAGCATTCCCTCAGAAGTATGTAGTTGGTCTGTCGCAGGACGCAGAGTTCGACACAGTCAAGAGTGCATACAAGCAGATTCTTGCAATCGATAAAGACCAGGACGGAGACAAGCCGACAGTTGGACAGTTCACACAGACAAGTCTTTCAAGTTACCTTGCGCAGCTGCAGGAGTATGAGAGACAGTTCAACAGATTAGCCGGACTTGATTCTCATGAATCTCTTGAGATTATTGCCGTCGGAGCACAGAAGACATTCGGCGCAGGATTTCTCAATGTTGGACTCGTTGCTTCATCACTCAGAGATGAGACGCACTACAAGCGCAACGCAATTTACGAGACCAATCCAATTTGGAGACCTGTTTACAATATCGATAATTCAGTTATTAGCACATTCGGTGATGGCATCCTGAAAATCAACCAGGCTATTCCTGATGCGATTGACGGAAATGCCGTGAGAAGACTTACGGGGTTACCTATAGATGCATGATGTAGCACCAGATCTGATTGACAAAGTAAATAAATTCTACCGCAAGGAACTTATAAAGGACAGAAGTATTAAGGTAGTTGATGACAGAATAAAAAGCGGTAAAGCAGATTATTCTGACGCGTACAAATACTCGAAGGCTATCGGTAATGCAAGAGCAAAGGCATTCAAGAATGTCATAAGCTCTTCGGCGTTACCTGATGGGAAGATGTACTTCAATATAGCGGACAGATTGATGAAGGAAACAATAGCAGAAGATTATGCGATTATATCTTCCAAGTCCGCAGAAGTGCAGAGCATCTTGAACAGCAATTCAAAGATAGGATTGAAGGCTCAAACATCTAAACTCGATGATGATCGCCTTGATGGATTTATAAATCGTCTTTCATCTGAAAGTCAGTATGATGATGTAGCATGGATTCTTGATAGTCCTGTTAGAGATTTCTGCATGTCGGCAGTTGATTCAACGATAAAGGCCAATGCTGATTTTCAGACAGATGCAGGAGTTGAGGTTACTGTTGAGAGAATAGCCGGAGAATGTTGCAACTGGTGTAAATCCATTGAAGGAACATACACATATCCAAATGTTCCATCTGAAATCTTTGCTAGGCATGACAATTGCACATGTCAAGTTGTATATAACAACAAAAGATTGAAGGCTTATACCGCAAAAGACGGGACTTCAAATTCATTCAGAGATTATTAAAGGCGAGCATATGCTTGCTTTTTTTAATAGAAGGAGGAGTTTATGGCACCTAGAAGAGGTCGCCAGACTCCCACAAAAGAAGTAACACTTCCTAGCGTTGATACATATGGGCCATGCGCCACTAAGTTGTACAACGAATCTGGAAACACTGCCCAAGAGTGGCAGGAACTACAATTGAATAACATCTTGGCTGTTAACGATGATGGTCTGTGGACTCATGCCAAATACGGATACGCCGTTCCTCGAAGAAATGGAAAGGGCGAGATTCTTATCATGAGGGAATTATACGGAATCAACATCGGAGAGCACATTCTACATACTGCACATCTTGCAAGTACGTCGAGCGCAGCTGCTTACCGTCTCGCCAAGTGCCTAGATAACATGGGATATACAGAAGTAATCCGAATGAAAAAGGAAGAATCGTATGATAAGCACTATGTATTCCATAAGCAATTCGGGCTTGAGAGAATTACCCTCCTGGGAGAAGGCGGTGGCGAGGTTAGATTCAGAACAAGGACATCCCGCGGTGGACTTGGTGAAGGATTTGACCTTCTTATCATAGATGAGGCGCAAGAGTACCAGGATGATCAGGAGAGTTCGCTTAAATACGTTGTATCAGATAGCGCAAATCCTCAAACAATATTTACCGGCACACCGCCCACTGCTGTTTCTGCAGGTACGAAGTTTATGAAGTACAGAGATGAGGTGCTAGAAGGTAATGCAGAGGATTCCGGCTGGGCAGAGTGGTCCGTCGAAGAAGAATCTGACCCACGAGATGTAGAACTGTGGTATGAGTGCAACCCTTCTCTTGGGATCGTTCTTACGGAACGAAAAATCAAAGCGGAGATTGGTGAAGATGTTGTTGATTTCAACATACAGAGACTAGGCCTCTGGTATAAACAAAGCCTACAGTCAGCAATATCTGAGAATGAATGGAATGCTCTCAAGGTTGAAGGACCTAAATTCAAGAACAAAAAGTTATTTGCTGGAATCAAATTCGGCAAGGACGGAACAAACGCAGCATTATCAATAGCAACGAAGACAACCGATGACAAGATATTTGTAGAGGTTGTTGACTGCAGGCCGATGCGTGATGGTATTGGCTGGATACTCGACTGGCTCGAAGGATCTAAATCAGTTGAGAAGGTCGCAATCGATGGGGCAAACGGTCAGGCAATGCTGGCACAGGCAATGCACCAGGATAGGCTGAAGAAACCGATACTTCCTACAGTAAAAGAGTTCGTTGTTGCTAATGCAGAATTTGAGCAGGGCATATTCAAAGAAACTATATGCCACAGCGGTCAAGAACCGCTAAAAGATGTTATTACTCATTGCGAGAAGAGAGCAATCGGGTCAAATGGTGGCTTCGGTTACAAGGCGCAGAACGATGCGCTAGAGATCGCAATGGTAGACAGTTGTATTCTGGCACACTGGTTATGTTTCGAGACGAAGGAAGTAGTACAGCGAGTCAGAGATTAACCTTTTAGAACGAGACACACTCGGTAAAAAGTGGGAGAAAGGCACAATCATGGAAGAAAACAATTTAACACTATCAACAGAGCAGGCACAGGGACCTGCAAAGACATTCACTCAGGAAGAAGTGAACAACCTTATCAAGGACAGGCTCGACAGAGCTGAAAAGAAATGGCAGGAGAAGTATTCAAATTACTATTCTGCAGATGATTTTACAAGCAAGACAGAAGAATTAAACAAGCAAATCGCTGAATTAGGCAACTCGCTCAACGTTGCCAATGACAAGGCTACGGCAGATGCTCAAACACTCGCGGACAAAGAGCAGGCTATCGCAGACCTTGAGGCCAAGCTTAAAAGAAACGAGACGGACTCGGCAAAAACCAGGATAGCCTTGGAATGTGGCATACCTTACGAGCTTGCAGATAGATTGACCGGTGACACGGTCGAAGAAATCATGGCAGATGCGCAGAGACTTGCGCCTATGCTCGCAACACGTTCATCAATGCCATTGAGAAATCCGGAAGCAACTTCCGAGACAGATGGCGTGATGAAGGCTTTCAGGGAATTGAATCCCAATCTTAAATTTTAAAATTAAAAGGAGACAAAATCATGGCATTACAGGAAAGATACTCTAGTATCGTACTCGCAAAATTACGCAGCACATCCATTTTCGCAGACATCGTTGGCAGACAGTTCGAGGGCGACCCCAAGGCTGGCGCAGTTAAGGTTCCTTACAGAGCAGAGTGTACAGTAGCAGCTTATAACCCTGCATCTGGTCTCGCTGGTACCGACACAGCAACCGCATTCAAGACAATCAACATCGACCAGGACTTCGCAGTTAATGAAATTATTGACGGATTCGAAGCAGCAGCTCTTCCTGATGGAAAGATTGCAGAGAGACTTGATTCCGCTGGTTATGGTCTTGGTAAGAAGGCTGATGACATCATCATCGCAGCTATCAACCATCAGACAAGTGGAGAATATGACTGCAAGACAGCTACAAGCTCTTCTTCTACCAAGATTGCAGACCTTATCGCTGATATGGTTGCAGAAGCAGTTGCAGCTGGAGCAGACATCAACAAGATCTTCGCAGTTGTTAAGCCTTCTTCTTATGCATCCCTTCTCAAGGAAACACTCTTCGTTCAGTGTACTGCACTCGAAGACCTTCAGAACGGCATGATCGGCAGACTCGCAGGCACTCCCGTTTACATGTCCAACAACAGCAACTTCACAGACAAGGTTCTTGTTGCTAATAGCGACTTCGTTCACTTCGTATGTGACTTCAAGGTTGCTCCTACCGTTAAGGATGGCGCTAACCAGTACATCGGTTCTGCACAGGTTGTTGCTCGTATGGTATGCGGTGCAGCAGTAACTGAGCCTTCAACAGTTATCTACAAGGCTTAATTTTAACAGACATATGGGAGATCCTTCGGGGTCTCCCTTTTTAGTGAGGTTGAAGAATGGCAACTACAACAACAAATGATTTGATAGCCAGATGGAGACCTCTTACGTCAGAGGAAATCACAAAAGCCAATTACCTCATTGATGACTATGAGGCAGAACTTCATCTGTATTCAGCGAACAAAGGGATAGACATTGACGCGAAGCTTCTGGACAACAACTACAAACGAATCTATGTGGCGGTTGTATGCGCTGCAGTATCAGAGCAGATGTCTAGTGTTGTCGACTCTCCAGCAATGAGCCAGTTCTCTCAGAGTGCTGTCGGGTATTCCGTAAGCGGTACGTTCTTGAATCCGGGTGGAGGATTATTCATCAGGAACAATCTATTAAAACAGCTCGGGCTGTTACAGCAAAAGGTGAAGGCGGTGAATCTATATGATGATTAAAGGCGAGACCGTGACTCTTATCTCGAAGGTATCATCCGGAGAGGATGATTTCGGCCAGCCTGTATACACCGAGGGACAGATTGCCGTCAATAACGTTCTCGTCGGATCGCCTTCGTCGGAAGATGTTATCAACGAATTGAATATTAGTGGGAAGCATATTGAATTCTCGCTTGCAATTCCAAAAGGTGACACGAATACCTGGGAGAACACTTCCGTTCTGATCAGAGGAAAACGATACAGGACGATAGGACTTCCGGTATCGTACACAGAACACAATATGCCAAGTTATTTTGCTTGGAACAAGATAATCAAGGTCGAAAGATATGAGTAAAACTAGGGTCGAACTGAATAGTAAGGGCGTCCGCACTGAAATACTTCAGGCAGACTTTATGTTGGACTTCATAACAAAAGAAGCAGAGAAGATGGCCGGAGGCGATGATCATGTCAAATCTTTTATTAGTTTTGACAGAGCTAAGGCTTTTATTAATCCTAATACGCGGAGGAATCCCAATTGATTGAGACAGTAGTAATTTCGTATTTGAAAAATCAGCTGGATGTCCCTGTATTCATGGGAGAACTTCCGGCAACGTACCAAGGGACAGAATATGTCCTAGTTGAGACTATTGATGTTGGCAGAATCAACATGATTGATGCCGTAACGTTCAATATTGAATCGTATTCAGATTCACTATTACATGCAGCAGAACTGAATAATACAGTGAAGGATGCAATGTACAACATTATATCAATATCGTCCGTATCTTCCAGCAAGTGCGGTGGAGGCGGTCAAAAGATAAACACACAGAGTAAGACATACGCTTACGAGTGTGTTTTTTATTTGCATTACACACTCTAATAAACAGGAGGAAATACAATGTCTAACACAGCAACAAATATTAGTACCGGTAAGCCTAAAGTTACCGGCGCAATCTTTAGAGCTCCGTTAACTGCAACAGCTCCTACAGACGCAACAACATCACTCGGCAGTGATTTCGTATGTCTCGGTTATGTTTCAGAGGATGGACTCGAAAATGACAACGAGATGTCCGTTGAGGCTATCAAGGCTTGGGGCGGAATGATTGTTTATCGTTCACTTACAGAACTGAATGATAACTTCAAGTTCACACTTATCGAATCAGAGAATGAGGATGTCCTCAAAGCAGTTTATGGTGCTTCAAACGTAACATCAGTAAGTAATGCTATTACTGTTGATGTAAAGGCATCTGATCCTGAGGAAGGCATCTGGGTATTTGAGATCGTTATGAGAAATGGCAAGGCAAAGAGAATTGTCGTTCCTGATGGCGCAATCACATCCAGGGATCCTATTAAGTACACAGATTCAGATGCTATCGCATACGGAATCACAGTATCCGCTTACCCTGATTCAACAGGAAGCAGTCACAAAGAATATATCGCATAATGAAAATTGGGAGGTTTTTTAAATGCAGAACATAAAAGGAACAACATCAACAGGCTTTAAGTATACAATTAACCCGTCCGTCTTGCGGGACTGGGATTTTCTTGAAAACGCGGAGAAGCTGAAGAGCGGTGATGCGTCAATGGGGACCATCAAGAACACGTTGGTTCTCCTGATCGGAGAAAGTGGTTTTGATAAGCTCAAGGAACACGCAAGGAAGCAGAATGACGGGTTTGCGGATGTTGAGTTTATGATGAATACCATCACGGAAATTGTTTCTTCAGATGCATTAAAAAACTGATTGGGCTTGCATCAATATTAGTTGAATGCAAGCAAGAAGTCATATGCGATTTAGCAGAGTATTATAATATCTACAATTATAAGGGGTTGTTACCAGAAACGGTGGCAACCCTTGTTTTTGGATTGAGAGAAGATTCAAGAACAAAAATGAAGTTATCCGGAAGCACTTTATCAATCAGCCAAACACTTATGGCGATGCAGGTTGATTGTCTCAATATCTTGATATGGTCGAATACGAAAGATGCTCAAAAGGGAAGAAATAAACCAAAAAGCATTTTGAATATTTTACTCGGAAATGATAAGGAAAAGGGCGAAGAATTAATGGTATTTGATTCTCCGGAGGAATTTGAACAATACATGAAGGCCATAAGAGGATAAAACAATGGCAAATACAATCGGTACAGCATATATACAGATAGAACCAACAACTGAAGGGATACAGGGGAAACTGTCAAGCGCGCTTGATGGCGAAGCAACCAAGGCCGGCACATCTGCTGGATCTAAATTATCGAATGCGCTTGGTGGTGCTTTGAAAGTTGGTGTTGCGAGTGTTGCAGCGGTTGGGGCAGCGGTAACAGCAACCGGCGCAGCACTTGTGAATGGAGCGGCAGCAACTGCGCAGTATGGTGATAACATCGATAAGATGTCGCAAAAATTGGGCGTTTCTGCCTCATTCTATCAAGAATGGGATGCGGTTCTTCAGCATTCTGGAACATCAATGGATTCGATGCAATCCACGTTCAAGACAATGTCGAAGGCGATTCAGAGCGGTTCAAGCGCACAGCAGGAGGCGTTTTCAGCTCTTGGGTTGTCCATGAAAGATTTGCAGGGCATGTCCACAGAGGATGCATTCGCAACAATCATCGGAAAGTTGCAGGGCATGGAAGAAGGCACAGAACGAACCGCAATTGCTACAAGTCTGCTCGGTAAAGGCGCGACAGATCTTGGAGCACTCTTAAATACATCAGCAGATGACACGCAAGCGATGATTGATACGGTCAATGAATTGGGCGGTGTCATGAGTGATGATGCTGTCAAGGCGTCAGCTGCGTTCCAGGACAGTATGCAAGATATGCAAACAGCATTTGCAGGCTTGAAGAACAAGGCGATGTCGGATTTTCTTCCGGGATTCACATCTATTATGGACGGAATCACAGGAATCATGAGCGGTTCAGACGATGCAGGCGCAAAGCTTGAAGAAGGTATCAAGAGCATTGGAGAATCAATCAAAAACAATATTCCTACAATCACGAATGCGATTGTGACAGTTACAACGGCAATTGTAGAGATGGCTCCTGATTTAATAAGGGGATTTATTGACGCGATAAAAGAAGCCCCGAAGGATGAGATGTTTGACGCAGCATTTTCCTTGATCATGGCACTTGTGGACATAATTTTAGAGAATTTACAGCCTTTAATCGAAATGGCGTTGCAGATGGTTTTGGCTATTGCTTCAGGCATTGCAGAGAATCTTCCAGTATTGATTCCAACAATCATCGAGGTTGTTTTAAACATCGTAGAATATCTGCTCGATAATATTGATTTGGTTATAGATGCAGCGATTCAGCTCATGATTGGACTCTGCGATGGCCTCATCAATGCACTTCCTATGCTTATAGAAAAAGTTCCGATAATCATCATAAAATTGGTTGATGCGCTCATCAGAAACGTCCCTAAATTGCTTATAGCCGTGAAGGATATGATTGTAAAGGTTGCAAGCGCAATCTGGGACAACCGCCACGAGATCGTGAACAAGGGCAAGGAATTAATCGAAGAATTAAAGAAGCGAATTTTGGAAATTGCGCAGAAATTCAAGGACATCGGCAAGAACATCGTTGAAGGAATCAAAAGCGGAATCGCAGGCGCATGGGACAGCCTCACGAAGTGGTTTCAATCTAAATGTGACGGACTTGTTTCTGGAATCAAGGGCGTATTAGGCATTCATTCGCCTTCAAAAGTTTTCGCGGATAGTGTTGGTAAGTGGATTCCTGCCGGTATTGCCGACGGTATCGAAAACGGCATGGGCACAATCGACAATGCTATGGATGATGTCACGAGCGAATTGACCGGAAGTGCAATAAGCGCAGAAGCGGTTGTTTCATCTGCAATCAACACAAACGGAATCGAATTTAACAACACATCAAACAATGATGTATTGAGATTGCTCTCGGAATATCTGCCAATGATGGCAGGCGGAACAAGTGTAAATGTAACACTTGAAGGTGATGCAGAAGGATTATTCCGTGCTGTTAGAAGGCAGAACGACATATATAAAGGAATGAGCGGAAGGACGGCATTTGCATGATTACAAACTCATTATTCAAGATAGGTAATTCAGATTTTACAAATAATATTATTCCAGGCACATATTCAATTAATCTTGAGGATGTCGGATATAGTTGGCAGGACGGTCTTATGGTTACGCATAAGGCCGTTATTCGCCAGAGGCTGACCGGATCGTTTGACATGTTCTTCAAGACAGCAGAAGAGTTTCATTCATTTGTTACCGCCTGCAAGAACAACAAACAGAGCAATAACACGGTTAGAGTTAATTTAGTTGCAAACAATGACACAACAAACGCATTGTTATCACGGCATGTGTTTATTGATTACAAGGCTGTGAGAGATAAAGACGCAACAAGTCATGACTATTTCAAGCAAATAACTATTGCAATAGAGGAAAACTGACATGGATGTAACAATTACAACAGCAAATAATTTTTTGACCGGTAATTGTCAAAAGTATGTTTGTATAACAATCTATGACACGGAACATGGAACAAGATTGTATTATGATACGGATGATTTTCTGAATGATTCGTTGATGCTAAAGCAGGCAATCCAAGACAATGATTTTCGTGATTATTCTGGTTGCATTTCGTCATACTTTGAAATATCTGTATTACATCCAATAAGTGATGATTATGTTGGATGCAAGATTGTTTTGCAGATTGGTGATTCTGTTGAAAACGCATGGAATATGTTTACCGGTTACATTGACAGCATAGAACGTTCAAGTAAATCAGTAATTGGCAAACAATACACAAAAATAACAGCATATGACAAGTTTAAGCAAGTAAATACAAATAATTGTGCTTCGTATATTCACGGCGCACGTTCAAAGCTTAAAAACAAATTGACAAATGTTACAAATGTATTTTTCCCCGGAACAACATATGATTTTACACTATTGCCAAGCGCAGATACATATCTGTTCTTTTCAGAAGATTATTATGATTTTATTGGTGTTGGTGATTTCGTTAAATCAATATCGCAGGTTAATGCATCAAGTGCATATATAGACCCGGAAGGTGGACTTGCGTTTCACGTATATTGGTATGACGGACAAGCAGAGGAAACAAACTACATATTCCCTGCATACACAACATTGCCCGGGCAGATTTATCCATATGTTAATTGTCTAGAAGGTGCTGTCCGATACATTCAGAACTACAAAAGCTTGACAATAAATTCTATAGGTCAAGATAGAATTGCGTACATAACAGCATTAAGAAACAAGAACGGAAAGCAAATATTATATTCTGGTTCAACCGGAGAAGGTGATAACGGTACAACATACAGACTGGAAAATAACTTGTGTGTTGACCATATGTATCTTTCAAGTACTTCCACAATTGAATCATTATTAAACACAATGATGACAACCGCAAATGCAGACACCAGAGAAAAATTCAACTATGAATTGGTAACAGTTGGATTACCTTATATTTTCCCCGGTGATTGGATTACTGTTCAGATGGTTGAATATGATGAATCAAACGGATATATCACAAGGAAAGTTCCATTGCTTGTTGGCGCAAGAACACTAAAAGGCATACAGAACATGGAAGATGTTTTTTCATTTAGGGCAACTCAAAAAACAAAAATGCGCATATTGGATGGCGGAAGCGGTAACGCAATAATTCACGAGGAGGAAACAGAATAATGTCATACACAAGAGTATTCGACAATCCATATCCGGGCGGATGGCAGAGCGCACCAAGTGTGGCAACACCAATTACTGCCGCAGCATTGCAGGAACACACAGATGCAATCGAGCATATCGAAGATTATCTTGCGTCTGGTGGAGGCGGTGGCGGTGGCGGTTCTTCCGTGTCTTGGAATCAGATTAAGCAGAGCGGTGAAAAAATCGCAGAAATCTCAATTGATGGAACAACAACAAACGTTTATGCATCAAATGGTGGTGGTTCAACAGTTGCTTGGAATCAGATTGTTGGCAGTGGCACAAAGATTGCTACAGTTACAATTAACGGAAGCGCAACAGATGTATATGCTCCAACATCAGGCGGCGGTGGTTCTACATCTTGGGGACAGATTACCGGAACATTATCAAACCAGACGGATCTAAACACAGCACTTGGCAACAAGGTTGATAAGGTTACCGGCAAAGGTTTATCAACCAATGATTACACAACCGCAGAAAAAACAAAGCTTGCAGGAATCGCAGAGAATGCAAACAATTATTCATTGCCAACCGCAAGTACAACAACATTGGGCGGTGTTAAGGTAGATGGCACAACCGTTACAATTAACAATGGAGTTATTAGTGCA